ACGTCGCGTTAGCGACTTCCTGAAGGTCCTCGAGAATGTCAGGAAGACCGTGGCCAGCGATAGTGCCAGGGACCTTCTCGAAACTAGATACATAGTAGGGATGCCGCTGCCGGGGGCTAGGGCTGATCTGGGTCTTTATAGTGTACCGACCGACAACCCAAGATTGAACCATGTATTCACGATCAGGATCAGGTATGCTACGAGGATCGACACCATTATCCAATAAAACATGACCCTGCACCAACCCGTGGTACTCGGCGGCGTCGATCAGGTGCGAGAAATTCTGGCTGGGGCTTTCGCGCGCCGCCAGCATGGCCTGCTCGACGTCGGGTGAATCCATCCAGTCGCGCAAGCCCGTCGCGTAGTCGTTGAGCGCGCCCCGTACCGCGTCCTGATCGTAGCCAGGCAGGTCCATGACCTGAACCAGATCGTTGCGGGTGAGTTTTTTGCGCTCGATGCACTCGGCATTGTTGATATCCTGCGCGCCGGGATCCCAATAGAGGTCCTGGGGCGCGACCCGCTCCCAAACCATCTGGGGGACGGTCGACAGGGTGGGCCGGCGGTTGGTCCAAACGAGTTTGGACGCCATGCGCACCGTTGGACCCTTAATGCAGGCATAGGGGAACAGCGCAATATCAACGAGAAAACGCGACAGGGCCGAGTAGAACCCGCCTTCCGTCAGGATTTCATCCATGCGGTTAGAAGCGCCCTCGGCTTGGGCTATGGCTTGACGTTTGGCGGTCTGCTGCGCCGCGTGCATCATGGCGATATAGCGCGAGTGCACCATCTCCGGGTCGGGTTGTTGACCCATGCCGGCCATCTGCGCTGCCTGGGTCGCGACCATCTGGGCGATGGTAGCGGCTACCTGGGCCGGCACTTCCGGGTCCTGCTCGGGATCGACCGACCAGGGGCGCTCGGCGCCTAAATAAACATCCCGCAATAGTGACGTGGCGCCGCGACACTTGACGGCAACCAGCCGCGAATAGACCGAACTGCCGCCAAACCGCTGGATTTCGGCCATTTTTTGTGGGTCATACTGACCCTCGAACATGCGCTGGGCGCGCAATAACCGGTCGTTGATGGAATTTTGGTTAGAGTTGCGGTGATCGCGAAAACTGTACCAGCGCTGGCGGATATAGTTGCCGAGGTCGTCGGGGCGCTGGACCGGCGCCGCATTCGGGTTCTGCGCGGCGGCCGCCGCACGGTCTTGCGCCGCGAGGTCGTCCGGGCTGACGACACGCAGAAACCCCGGCGCGGTGCGCCGTCCATAAATCGACGGGGAGGATGCCGTCCGACCGGGTTCCGCTGGCGGCAAAAAACTATCCTGCAAAAATACAGTCTCCGCAGATATACCATATCGGCCACGCGGCGCAAGAGACCGGAGAATATGTGGTGAGCGACGACTTCCTAGACCCCAACCCCCTCTTGGACGACGCCTTGATCATGCGGCTGACCTATGACATCGCCACCGGGATTCACGAAGGCGAGGTGCTGGCCGCCCGCTACGGGTTTGACGGGGTTGCAGGGATGCGGCGGTATCTGCTGCGGCATCCGCAAATCATCAGGAACGCGCAGAAGACGAAAGCGCTGATGGATAGCGACGAGGGCAGCGAGGCGCGGGTCAGGTTAAAGGCGATGCACGCGACAGAAGAACTGATCCCCGCGACGGCGGGGATCGCGGCCGACCCCAGGATAGCGCCGCAGCAGCGGATCGACGCGTTCAAGCAGTTATCCAGGGTATCCGGGCTGGACGCTTCCGCCGCCAAGGCGGCGGGGGCCGGCGGCCCCGCCTTCACGCTGAATATATTGTTTCGCAAGAACCCTGCAGAAAAACTGGAACTGACGCCGGAGAAGCCGATGATCGGCCTTACTCCCGGAGTAACCGACGCTGCCGACACTGAGTGGGATGAAGAAATCTAATGGACTATCTGCCACCACCGACTGTCGAAGAATTTATGCACGATCCCTCCAGAATACGTGTGCTCGTCGGCCCACTTGGGTCTGGGAAGACGATGGGCTGCGTGATGGAACTGATGCGGTGGGCTTGCAGCCAACCTCCCCATGACGGCGTGCGTTATACGAGATTTGCCTTAATCCGTAATACCTTACAGCAACTGCGCCAAACAGTACTCGCCGACACGATGTCGTACATGGCCGGCATGGCGCATTATTACACGACGGATTCTACCATACAGTTTCGCCTTACATTGCCGGACGGCACGCGGCTGCATTCCGACTGGATGCTTATTCCGCTCGACAGCAAGGAAGACGTTCGCCGGCTGCTGTCGTTGCAGCTTACCGGCGCGTGGATAAATGAAATCAGGGAAGTTCCCTTCGATATTATCCGACCGCTCCTCGGTCGTTGCGGGCGCTATCCGTCGAAGGCGCTCGGCGGAGCCGCGCGGCGTGGGATTATCGCAGACACCAACCCGTGGGACACCGACAGCCCCTACCACGAGCGGATGGTCTTGAACCCACATCCGAGCTGGAAACTGTTCCAGCAGCCCAGCGGGTTGTCGCCGATGGCGGAGAACGTCGAAAACCTGCCGGAGGGGTATTACGAAGAACTGATGAGCGACAAAGACCCGGACTGGTGCTCGGTGCACGTGGAGGCGCAGTGGGGTGTGTCGAACGCGGGGCAGGCGGTATTCCGCAGAACATTCCACGCACCGACGCACGTGAAGGACATGGGAGTAACAGTGAACCCCATGCGCCCCGTCATGGTCGGTATGGATTTCGGCCGCACCCCCTGCGCGATAATCGGGCAACACGATGCGTGGGGGCGGGCGATAATTATGAAAGAGGTAGTTACCGAGGACATGGGCTTGATCCAGATGATCGAGGAACACCTAAAGCCGATTTTGACAGATTTCCCTTACGCCAATAAGCGAGTATTTATCGTAGGCGACCCGGCGGGCGGGCAAAAATCCCAATTATCCGAAGAAACCAATTTTGACATTTTAAAGGAACAAGGTTTTGTAGCTTATCCCGCCTCGACCAACTCTATCGAGCCAAGATTGCTCGCAGTGGACCGGCTGTTCCGGCAAACCGTCGCCGGCGAACCGGCGATACAGATCTCCCGTGCCGGATGCCCGACGTTGATCACGGCATTGGGAAATAAGTACCGTTATAGGCGAAAACGCGACGGCAGAATGGAGGACTTACCCGAAAAAGACCACCCGTGGTCGGACGTAGTCGACGCGCTGCAGTATTTTTGTCTTGGTACCTCGATGAATTTAACCGGGCGGGTTCTCATGCGGGATAGGCGGTACGCCGTAAGGACGGCGGCGAGGGAGCCGGTGTCGGCGGCCGGCTGGACTTAGGCTAAGCAGGCGTGACGCCGCCGAGGATATATCCGGCAATCGACGATAACGCGGCAACGGCGGCCTCGCCGCTGATGCGCTCTTGCATACACAGAATTGCGATTGTCGGAATGATTAGGAAAACCACAACACCGCGACTGATGATGTGACCGCCGATCATCGCCTTGACGATTTCGGGCGGCGCGAACAGGGACCCCACGACGACCGTGCCCGCCATCAGCACGAGGATGCCCAAGACCGCAAAGACCGGCCATAGGCTAGCGAGCGAGCTGGGCGGCGTGCTCATCCTCGGAGTGTACCCCGCGACGCCTATACGGTGCACGGCTCTCGTGGAACGTGGCTGCGGGGCCGATAGAAGCGCGCCCGATAGCCCTTAGCTCATCGCTAGGCACCACCCACCGACGCCCCCTTAAGGGCGCTCCAGCGCCTTCGTAGACGATCTGTAGCTCACCGGTACGGTGGCGCTGCAATACCAGGTCGACGGTGGGCACGCTGACGCCGACGTGATCGGCGACAGCCTTCCTGGTGGGGAATTCCCTTTTGTCCTCCCACAGGCGAACCATCAAGGCCAGCACCCTCGCTGAAGCCTGGGCCGGTCGCTGCGACCACGACTTGCCGCGCAAATACGCCGTCAGGCGCTCGACCGCCTGGGGGTCGATCCTCGGCAGGACATACTCTCGCATGTTTCTAAACCGTCTCCTCAGTAAAACGGATCAGGAACAATACATACTCTAGATTGGTTCCAATTACAAGATCATGACGACTTAACGTGATTTAACACTGTGGGTAGTACGGTGGCGTACGTACGCCATCGCCTACCCACGCAGGGGTTTTGGGGCGCAACCACCTACCCACGCAGGGGTGCAGGGGCGAACCCACGCAGGGGTGCAACCACCTACCCACGCAGGGGTTTTGGGGCGCAACTATAAGTTGGGTTTCAAATAATATTATTCTCGTATTTCCGACTAGGGGGAGCGGGCGGGGGGCCGGCATGGCTTTGGACAAGTACTGCCCCCCGGAGGCCCGGCCGCGCCATAGTCGCGTCAAAATAAAAAAACAATGGTTAATTTACTCCCGGGAGTAACCGCGCGCGCCAATACAATGATGTATTCTGACATTCTGCATATAATGAGGGGCTATTCCCTCGTATCGTCCCGAAAGGACATAGACTATGGCACGCACTTCTACTCGTCGCCCGAATTTGGTCGCGCAAGCCGTGGTTAACGCGGAGCGCAATGAAGCGCAAGACGCGCAAGCTGCTATCGACAGCGTAGTCGTCAGCGCAATGCGCGAATTCGTTATCGCGACTGAGAACAAGGCTGAGGCCGACCGGATCGCTCGCGAGGCCGGCGAAAATGTCGCGAACGTCAAGCTCGCGATCATGCTCAAGCTCGCCAAGGCGGCGAACGCTGGCAAGTGGGGCGCGACCGCGATTAAGACTGCGCTTGACGCTGCAATGCTGGTTTGGGCTGGCAACGCGACAACCAAAAATGCGGCTGGCAAGGATGTGACGCCAGAGGAACGGCTCGCGTCTCCGGTCGCGCGCCGGCTGCGGAGCGAGTTCAACCTTGCGATGCTGCCTGACGTTCGCGGCAAGGCGGCTGGCATTATCGAACGCGCCAGCGTCGCGTGGAAAGAGGAAGAGGCACTTCCGGTCGCGGATCGCGTGCTACACGCGAAATACTGGGACCGGCCGGCGGAACTCGCGCTGGCTCACCTGCGCGCCGCCAAATCGACAACTGAGACGCGGGGGCGCGGCGAAGCTAAGAAAACCGAGACCATTCCCGGCGTCACGTTCAAGGATCGCGCCCAGATGGTTGAGGCTATCGCGCCAGTCGCGCTGTCGCTGACCGATCAGGCGACTGCCGATGTCAACGCTACGCTTGCCGCTATCGACAAGCTGGCGGAGGCGTGGAATGCGACCGAGCTGCTGCTCCCGGTCCGTAACGAGCTGAAACGCCTCGCAACGGCCGCGTCTCTGGTTAGTCGCAAGCAGGGCGGCAATGCTGCGCCTGCGCCTGCGCCTGCGCCTGCGCCTGCGCCTGCGCCTGCGCCTGCGCCTGCTGCGGAGCCGGTTGAGGGCGCG